GAAATACTCAAAGCGATGGAAAGTGGATCGATACGCCGCTAATCTCTTGTGAGGTAATAAAATGTCTTTTTCACAATTTTCAACGGGTTCTACATCTGAAGTTAACTTTATCCCAGAGGTGTTTTCCAAACTCCTTCAGGCTAAGTTTTACAGCAAATCAATTCTGCCCGAAATCAGCAACACCGACTATGAGGGTGAAATCTCTGGTCAAGGCGATAAGATCGTTGTACGTACAGTTCCTGCTGTAACTATCAACGACTACGCTGGTACTATCACTACTCAAGAGCTGACTACTGCTAAGGTAGAAATGCTCATCGATAAGGCTAAGTACTACAGCTTTAAGGTAGACGACGTACTGGCTGCTCAGGCTGACATCAACATGCTAGAAGCTGCATCTACTGATGCTTCTGAAGGTATGCGTATCGCTGTTGAGACCGACGTACTGTCTAGCGCTGTAACTGGCGCCACTACTATCGGTGCTCAGACCACGATCACTTCATCTAACATCTTGGAAGAAATTCTGACTCTGTCTAAGACTCTTGATGAGCTGAACATTCCAGAAGAAGGTCGATTCATCGTTCTTTCTCCTGAGTTCATCTCTATGCTCAAGCAGTCTGAGCTGCGTCAGGCTTACCTGACTGGCGATGCTACTTCACCTCTCCGTAACGGTTTGGTTGGAATGGTTGACCGCTTCAAGGTTTTCCAAAGCAACATGGTTTACACCCCAGCTTCTGGCGGCGACGCCGGTTATACCCACGTATTGGCTGGTCACCCTAAAGCGCTGTCCTTCGCGTCACAGTTCACTAACACTGAAACTGTTCGCATGGAAAGCACTTTCGGCGATCAGGTTCGTGGTCTGAAGGTGTACGGCTCTAAGGTAATCACTCCTAACGCATTGTGCGTTGGTAAGTGGACCTAAGATACCGCCTAATAATTGGGGGAGGGAAACCTCCCCCTTTTTAGCGAGTTATTCATGACTAAAAAATCGAACACAAAGAAAGACGAAATTTTTCTGAAAGCCAAGGAAGACTACAGCGTCAAGCTAGATAGGCGACTGACCCTTGCTCAACTAGAAGAACAGGTGAAGCGATTGGCGGAAGATAAAGCCAACCCTAAGCCTATTGAACAAGAGTTGATTCCCAAGCGAGTCAGAAACGTCATTACAGGCAATGAGTTCGACTACAACCCTATTTTTAAAAATAACCCCGATTTACAAATAATTGAGTGGGAGACTGACAATGGCGACAACTAAGGTAGTAGATATTTTAGATCGGGCTGCAATTATCCTTCAGGATAATACGAACGTCCGGTTTCCAAGTACGGAACTTTTAAAGTTCTTTAATGACGCGCAGAAAGAAGTAGTGCTGCACCGCCCTGATGCAAAGATGGTAAACACCACCTATTCCTGCGTTGATGGTAGTAAGCAGACACTTCCAAGTGCAGCGTTACGATTGATTGAAGTAGTAAGAAACGTGGGCGGTAGAGCCATTACTCAAGTGCAGAAGCGCATCTTAGATGAGACGCTACCTAACTGGCACGAGACCACAGCTGGCACAAACAAGATTGAACACTTTGTTTACGATCCAGCCGACCCCAAGAATTTTTACGTATACCCGAAGGGCGCAAGTGGCACTCATTCTTTAGAGATTGTTTACAGCTCATCTCCTCCGGAAATAGCCGTGTCTGACTTTGCGGCGGACACTCAAGTAATTAGTCTTGATGATGTCTATGCAAACTGCATCTTGGACTATGTGCTGTATCGTTCTTACCAGAAAGACTCCGAGTTTGCTGGTAACGCACAGCGAGCAATGATGCACTATCAGAGCTTTGCTAATGCGCTGGGTGTAAAGACTCAAGCTGATGGCGCAACTACTCCAGTACCCGCCATGGCTGGTGCGGGCGGTACTGCCTAATGAAGTATTCTGACCTGAACCTCTATATACGACCTGAAGCACAGGGTGCTCCTGACTTTGTGATTGAAAGGGCGGTACGTGATTCCGCGATAGAGTTTTGCGGCAGGTCAGATGCGTACATGCCAGAGCCAGAATTCATGACGGCAATTTCTGGTGTAAATGAGTACGCTGTTTCTTTACCTACCGGTACAGAGCTTAACCATATAATTGATATATTCGACAATACCACGCCCCTAAAGCCTATTAGCTACAGTGAGCTGTTACAGCGATTGGGTGACGAGACTACGAGGGGCTCCCCTTCTTACTACTCGCAGAGGGATAACACAGACTTCTATATTGCTCCGATACCGGCAGCTCCTGTGAGCCTGCGGGTTATGTATTCGGTCAAGCCGACATCCACAAGCTCCAGCATTCCAGACACTATTGGCAAGGAGTATCGAGAAGTTATTACTCACGGGGCGTTGTATAGGCTACAGATGATGGCATCTCAGCCTTGGGCGAATCCTAACGCAGCCTCCGTAAACAAGCAGCTTTTTGAGCGGGGCTTGGGTCGAGTGATACGCCAAGTCAAGTACGGTTTCAGCGGTGGCTCATTAACGTGCAAATCGAGGGAATTTATTTAATGGCATATTTAACGACCATTGATCTTGTTCAGGGAGATCAGCTTCCCGAGATCGAGATTACTCTGAAGGATAGCAACACAGCCGCTGCTGGTGCAGTCCTTGATACTGACGATCCAGCTACGTTTGCTGCATTAGACCTGACCGATGGCTCTGTGCGAATGCGAGTTAGAGCTGTTGGGCAGACCGCACTTATTGATACTCTGGTGGGGACTGTTACTGCACCGACAGATGGAAAGGTTACGTTCGTATTTGACAGTGACACGTTGGCATCAAGCGGTGTTCTTGAAGCTGAGATAGAGTTTACTGATCGGGATTCTCGTACACAGACAGTAATGGACCTGCTCAAGTTCAAAGTACGATCACAGTTCGGTTAACCCATGTCTATAGCGGCTATAGTAAAGGTCAGATCGCTTACGGTCGAAAACCAGATATCTTTCCGGAAGGTAACTGGCGTAGTCAACTGGAAGCACCTTTACCTGCATGACGTTCATGTCAATGCAGAGAGAACCGTTTACGTATTCGATAGTGAGTTTGGGTTCTCTGACAGTGCGATATTGCTGTCTAATAAGGGATTAAGCGATAGCCTTGGATTCCTCTCTGTTGAGCCATTGTTTACTGTCGGCAAAAATCTTTCGGACTCAGTAAACGTAGTTGACTCTACATCGCAGCACCTAAACAAAGGTGTAAACGATCCAGTAAACCTATCTGAGGCAATGGCGTTCTCTCCAGTAGCGGGAAGATTCGACTCGATTGGGTTTGTTGAAAATGTCGACACCCTGCTCACCTTTATAAGAACCTTTACATCGGCGGGTAACGATTCTCACGTCATGATAGATGCCCTGTCGGTGGAGTCAGATAAGTCTCTAGATGATTCTTTTCAGTTCTCTGATCTAGCCAGCCTTGAGCCGAGTAAAGGTCTGTCAGATACAGCTCCGATGTCAGATAGCACAGTCTTTAGCTCAGGATTGTCTCAGCAAGATTCGGTGATTGTGGTTGATTTATTGAGTGTAACCAGACAGCCATACAATTTCGTGATCAATGCATTGAATGGGGTGGCTACTGTAACCGGCGAGCCAGATGACTCTTTTGCAATGGCGGATGCGCCCCCGAGCTTCAGTGCATCTATCGCCCTGCAAGATGGTTACACTTTGGATGACTTTGCTCAGGTCGATAAGTCTGTAGACGGAGTGAAGTCCAATATTGTCACCATGACCGAGTCGCTGGCGTTTGATCATTACGTCACTGGATCACTATTAAATCAGTCTTTAGTGGGCGCGATGGTCCTTAATGGGTAGGGGTAAGCAGATTTTTTTTGCTTTGTCAAAACATGTATGACCCTCTATAATACAGATTAAATCTATCGGTCTTTTAAGCGTCAAGACCGGAAGAAGTTACAAACACGTTTTACGACGCAACGCCACTGTCTTCATGGACCGGAAAATCGGACAGTTAATTATTGTCGATTTTTTGATTTAGAGCCTCGATTCAGAAAGCTCTTCGAAATCATTTATTGATCGTCAATTTTGAAATTGAACGCTGATTAATTCGGAGACTTACCCATGATCGTTGATGATCTAAAGTTAAATGGACGGCTTACTGTTGACCTGATCGCAGAAGACGGAACCATCAAAGAAACACAAGAAATTCCCAATCTGGTAGTAACTACCGGAAAGACCTTCGTTGCTTCTCGCATGGCTGGCACCTCAGCAGGCGTGATGTCTCACATGGCTATCGGAACCTCATCCACTGCCGCCGCTGCAAGCGATACAGCTCTGGGAGCTGAAGTGGCTAGGGTTGCACTGACAAGCACAACTGCTTCTAACAACGACGTGGTATACGTCGGTAGTTTTCCGGTAGGAACTCCTTCCAGCGCAGAATCTATTGTCGAAGCGGCTATTCTAAATGGATCGTCCGGAGGCACCATGCTTTGCAGGACTGTATTCAGCGTAATATCCAAAGCCCCAACAGACAGCCTCAGTATCACTTGGACCGTCTCAGCTAGCTAGGAGCCATAAATGGCGATTAAGTTTTCGAACCTAGCTAGCACTACGCTGGCTAGTGGCGTTTCCGATACGGCAACGTCTCTCAGTGTCACCAGTGCATCTTCATTCCCCTCTCTTGGGGGTAGTGATTATTTCTATGCGTCTATAGGAAGAGGTTCGGGATCAGAAATAGTAAAAGTGACCGCCTTGTCCGGCACCACTCTAACGGTGGTTAGGGGGCAAGACGACACCACAGCTATAAGCCACGCTTCAGGCGTTGAGTTTGCTCTTAGAGTAACCGCAGCCTCTCTTAATGATCTAAGCACTCAAGCCGATACAGAGTCAGTCTCCATTGCTGGAGACACAATGACAGGCGCACTTACAGTTCCTGCTTTAGATATCACAGGAAACACGACTACTAGCGGAACTATTGATGGTCGTGACGTAGCTGCTGACGGAACTAAGTTGGATGGGATTGAATCTGGTGCTACCGCAGACCAGACTGCTTCTGAGATTAAAGCAGCTTACGAAAGCAACTCAGATACAAACGCTTTCACTGATGCTGACGAGTCTAAGCTGGGCGGCATCGAATCTGGTGCTACCGCAGACCAGACTGCTTCTGAGATTAAAACAGCTTACGAAAGCAACTCAGACACAAATGCGTTTACAGATGCTGCCGAATCTAAGTTGAGCGGAATCGAGGCTTCAGCCGACGTAACTGATACCACCAACGTGACAGCCGCTGGCGCACTAATGGATTCTGAAGTAACTAACCTTACACAGGTTAAGGCTTTTGATTCTTCAGATTACGCTACAGCAGCTCAAGGCACTACAGCAGACGATGCACTACCCAAGTCTGGCGGTGCTATGACTGGTGCTATTACAACCAACAGCACCTTTGATGGTCGTGATGTTGCTACTGATGGTACGAAGCTAGACGGCATTGAAGCTAATGCTACAGCAGATCAAACAAACGCAGAGATTCGTGCAGCCGTAGAAGCTGCCAGTGACTCTAATGCGTTTACTGATGCTGACCACAGTAAACTTAATGCCATTGAGGCAGGCGCGACTGCTGACCAGACTGCCGCTGAAATTAAAACAGCTTACGAAAGCAATTCAGACACTAATGCTTTCACCGATGCTGACCACAGTAAGCTTAATGGTATAGCTGCGAACGCTAACAATTACGTCTTGCCAAGCGGTTACGCGACAGAGAGCTATGTAAATACTCAAGTAACTAACCTCGTTGATTCCTCGCCTGCCACGCTGAATACACTAAATGAACTAGCGGCTGCTTTGGGAGATGACCCGAACTTTGCGACAACCACAGCTAATTCAATTGGGACTAAGGCGGCTTTATCGGGCGCGGCTTTTACTGGGGCTATAACTACCAACAGTACTATTGATGGGCGCGATGTTGCTACAGACGGTACTAAGTTAGATGGTATCGAAGCCTCCGCAGACGTAACAGACACAGCTAACGTGACAGCCGCCGGTGCCTTGATGGACAGCGAGCTAACAGCCATTGCTTCCGTTAAAGGATTGGACCAAGGCGTAGCAACTACCGACAGCCCTTCATTTGTAAACCTTGCACTTAGTGGCACAGGTTCTGTAAAAGTACCTAGCGGCACTACAGCCCAGCGTGACGGCAGCCCTGTTAACGGCATGTTCCGTTACAACTCTAGCAACCAACAATTCGAGGGATACCAGAGCGGCGACTGGGGAGCTATTGGAGGCGGTGGCGGTAGCAATACATTTACTGCTGATACCTTTACAGCTAACGGGTCTACAACGGCTTATGCACTGTCTCAGGTTATTAACTCTGAAAATAACTTGCTGGTGTTTATTGACGGAGTATTCCAGCAGCAGAGTGCTTATAGTATTGCTACTGCCTCAGGTACTACTACGCTAACTTTTTCTACTGCGCCTGCAAACACCAGAGAGATTATTGTCTACTCTGTTGCTAGTGCTGTTTCGGGTAGTAACTTAAATACTGACTCTATGACGGGTGACGGAAGTGACGTTACTTTAGCGTTGAGTATTGCGCCTGTAAGCGAAAACAACACGCAAGTATTTATTGATGGCGTTTATCAGAATAAAGATACCTACAGCATCTCTGGCACTACATTAACATTCTCTACTGCCCCTCCAACTGGCAGTGCTGTAGAAGTAATGACCATGACGCAGACTGAAGTTAACGTGCCTGTTGATGGGACTATTACGTCTGCTAAGTTATCTGGGGATTTGACTCTTCCGGGTGATTTAAGTTTTGCTGATAACTCTAAAGCCCTCTTTGGTGCTGGCTCTGACCTACAGATTTACCATGATGGATCTTCGCGTATTGCAAACTCCACAGGCAATCTAATTATTAGTGATACTGACGGAGACATTTACATACAAGCTAAGGCAGGTGAAAACAGCATAAAAGCAAACAATGACGGTTCTGTTCTTGTTTACTTTGACAATGCAGAAAAACTAGCCACCACCTCCACAGGCATAGACGTTACTGGCGACGTAAACACTTCAGGCTTGCTCAAGGTTGGTACTAATGACACTGAATACGCCAACAACTATTTACGATTTAAGCCAACAGGCGCAGCATATATTGACCACAGCACTGTAGGTCAAGCGATTAACTTTAGAGTCTCAGGCAGTTCTTCATTAGATACTAATGCTTTAACTATTAACTCCACAGGCATAGACGTTACTGGCACAGCCACGATGGATTCGCTTACTGTTCAGCAGCCTTCAGGCGCAAACATACTGTTAGAGTCCACTACAACTGGCGCAACTACTGGTGACATCTTTGGTGAGATTGAGTTTAAAACTAACGACTCAAGTAGTGCAGGGGTAAAAGGCAAAATTGATTCATATAGTGAAGGAGGGGTAGGCAACGGGGCTTTACGTTTGTTTACTGGTAACACTACTGGTTTGTATGAACGCTTCCGCATTGCCTCCAACGGAGACATCAGCTTCTACGAGGACACAGGCACAACGGCTAGGTTGTTCTGGGATGCGAGTGCTGAACGGCTTGTTATTGGAGACAACACAGTATCCCCTTCGGGTGATGCTGGTGATCTTGTTGTTGGAGGTTCTACTGGAAGCAACGGTATTACTATTGGCTCCGCCACAACTGGTACAGGCTCTTTGCGTTTTTCGGATACTGGTGGTACAGGTCGTGGTATCGTTCTTTACGACCACTCATCCGACTTTATGAACTTCCACACTGCTGGCACAGAACGCATGCGCATTGACTCATCAGGTCGTGTGGGTATTGGTACTAGTTCGCCTAGTGCTAAGGTAGATATTTTTGACTCTGGTGCAGGCAATGCAAATTCCTCTGGGCTAGAGCTTACTAACTATGATTATGGAGCAGGTGAAACTGGTCAATCTATTTCCATCGAAGCATTAGTTAGAAACGATGGCGGTGGAACTAGCCCACTTAGTAAAATCATATTTGGTAAAGACTCTGATTACTCTTCCGCAGCAGCGCGTGACGGGAACATACAGTTTTACACTAATCAGTCAAACGTTGTTACAGAAGCCATGCGCATAGACTCATCAGGGCAAATACTTTCGACTGCCTCTGAACCTACTATTACGCTCAAATGCTCAGACGCCAGCCTTATAGCTGACCAATACATTGGTGGTTTCAAGTTTGAAAAAGCTGATGCCTCTGGCGCTGGCGCAGGAGTTGTTGGTGGCATGAGAATGAGGGCAGAAGGGGGTGTAGGCGAATCTACTTACCTTCAATTTTCAACATCAAGTTCGTCTGCGAACGACACAGAACGCATGCGCATAGACGCATCAGGCAACCTGTTGGTGGGTGAATCTAGCAACAACCCTTATAGCGGATTAACTACCGCACATGTTTTTAAGGGGGCAAGCACTCAAGGCGGCTCAGCGCCTTTTGGAATTTATAGCTCTACTGGCACAGCAAATGTTCCTGTTCTTAACCTTTTAAGCCGTGACACAAGCACAAACTCAACTAATAGGTTTATGCAGTTCTACGCAAATGTTACAAGCACAACAAACACTCCTATGGGCGGCATTGTAGGAAATGGTGCTAGTAATGTTCAATTTGCCACAATTTCTGATGTCCGCGAAAAAACTAATATTGCGAGAATTAGCGGCTCACTAGAAAAAATCAATGCTTTAAACCCTGTTGAGTTTGACTGGATAGCGTCTGGCGAGCATGTCAATGCTGGTTTCGTAGCACAAGAAGTAGAAACTGTTTTCCCTGAGTTTGTTGTAGAAAACATGGCAGGAGAAGGAGCAGAAGAGCGAAAAGGTTTAACTGGAGGTATGACAGGCGGCATTGTTGCTCACCTTGTCAAAGCAATACAAGAACAACAAACATTAATTGAATCACTAACAGCTCGCATAGCGGCACTAGAGGAATAAAACAATGGCTCTAACAAAAACTCCTATAGAGCTTTCAAGCACTCAGGGGATTGTAGATAACTCTAATGCAACTGCAATCACTATCGATTCTTCAGGGAATGTGGGTATCGGCACTGGCAGTCCAGCAAGCGGAATTGAGCTTGAAGGTGTGGGCAACGCTACTAACGTAACTTTGGATAACACTACTGGCTCTACAGGACGTTCATATTCTATACGGTCAGGAAATACAGGTAATTTAGATTTTTATGATAATGATGCTACGACTGCACGATTAGTCATAGACTCATCAGGCAACGTGGGTATTGGTGAAAGCAGTCCTTCAAGTTACTTTTCTCCACAGCTAGTAGTGCATTCTTCTGTTAACTTAGGCGGTATCACCATAAGGTCAAATGCCACAACAGATACCAATTATCTTTTATTTGCAGACGGAACAAGTGGCAATGAAAGATACAGAGGCTATGTAAGCTACGACCACAATACAGACACTATGAAGTTAGCAACGGGTGCTTCTCCAGCTATCACGATAGACTCATCAGGGAATGTGGGTATTAATACTACTTCGCCTAGTGCATCTAAGTTTTCAAGCACTCCTGATGGTGTACTTAACGTATCAGGTAATAAGCCAGTTGTGTATTTAACCGAAGAAGATGAAACAGACTCAAACGTATGGATGGGTCTAAGTAATGAAGTAGGCATCATAGGAAATACAGGAACTGCTCTTGCTTTCCGCACAGGGGCTTCTACGGCAACAGAACGCATGCGCATAGACTCATCAGGGAACCTTTTGGTGGGTAAGACTACAACAGCTATCGGAACGCAAGGCATACGACTTGAAGGAAACAACGGTAAGATTGAGGCAACTCGTAGCGGCAATGTTGTAACTGCATTTAACAGGACAGGTTCTGACGGCACAATTTCTGAGTGGATGAAAGACGGCACAACCGTAGGTAGTATCGGCAGCCATGTAAACGGGCTTCTGATAGGAACTACTGAAGGCAGTGATGCTTTTTTAAAGTTTGAAAGTAACGCAGTTCGCCCTTCTGCATGGAATGGTTCTTACAGAGATGCTGCTATTGACTTAGGACATACGTCATCACGCTTCAAAGACCTCTACCTATCAGGCAATGTTAATGTAACTGGTGGTAAAATTAGTTCTTACGCTGCTGATGCTAGTGCTCCTTATTTTGCAGATGGAGGAAACGTAGGTATACGTCTTAGTCAAGCAGGAGTTGATGATATTGTTCCTTGCAGTACCGTAGGCGCTGATAGAGACAACGCTATCAACCTTGGCTCTTCTGTCTCACGCTTCAAAGACCTCTACCTTGGTGGCGGTGTTGTCTTTGGCTCAACAGGTGGGTCAGTTTCAAGTAAAACCTTGGATGACTATGAGACTGGTACTTGGACTCCTGTTCCGAAAGGCTCAACAACAGCAGGAACAATCAGTATTCCTGCGGGACACGCAACAGGAACTTACGCAAAAGTAGGTGAGCTTGTTCACATATCCCTGTTTCTGTACGGCACTAACTTTACTGGTGCAGGGACTTTTCAAATACACGGATTGCCTTTTGCACACCAAGGCTCATCTGGCACATTACCTGTACAAATCAACAATCCTCCGTGGGATTCGCTTCCTGCTGATAACCAAAACATAACAGGCTATCTTACTAACAACACCATAATGACTTTTAGAGCGACCAACAGAACTAAAGCTGGCGGTTATATAACGGCAACCGTTACTTCTCCCTCAACTATCGGTTACCTAAGAATTAATGGGACATATAGAACAGTATAGCAACCATACGCCTAGTGGACTCTAGGCACAGACCGGAGAAATACAATGGCTTTAGAAAAAGTAATAACCGAAGACAAGATTGAAATCGTAGGTGACTACAAGCATGTACAAGTGCGCACTTGCACCAAGGTATTAGAGGATGGCGTAGAGCTATCTTCAGGCTATCACAGACACGTAGTTACAGCAGGTGATGACTACAGCAACGAATCAGCAGAGGTACAGGCTATCTGTGCTGCTGTGCATACAGACGCAGTTATTGCTGCATACGAAGCATCTTTGGAAACCGTAGAGGAATAAAGCATGGCATTAACTAAAGTAAGCAGAGGCTTGCTGAGTACAAGCATTGTAGACAACGGTAATGCCACTGCTATTACTATTGATTCTTCAGAGAATGTGGGTATTGGTAATAGTTCGCCAGTTACACTCAAGTCTGCAACAACCTTACAAGTTTCAGGCAATGCAAAATTAGGGAATGACAACGGACGAGGTTTATTGTCTTTAGGTGATATCAGCTCTACTGGTGCTAACGTAGGAATCTGGCGTGGTGCGGCAGGGGCTTATGCAGGCGTAGGCAATTACTTAAATCTTGGCGGTTATGACGGTATTACTTTCACAACTGGTGCGGCTGACATTGCGTCTCAAACAGAACGCATGCGCATAACCTCATCAGGTGACATCTTAGGCAAGACCGCTGATGTTCGCATTGGTAGTGATGTAGGCTCTGTAGAATACGGAACAAGCACAACTAATTCTGTTAGGTTTTACAGTTCTGATACAGAACGCATGCGCATAACCTCATCAGGCAACCTGTTGGTGGGTACTACTGATGATGTAGTTTGGAACAACAACGCAAACAGTGCAGCAGACAACGGACATAACTTGCGTGATGATGGTAGAGCAGGCTTTGCGTATTACAATGCCACAGCAAACTCTAACGCTACAGTAAACATCAACCGTACAGGTTCAGATGGTGACCTGATAAGACTTTTCAAGTCAGGCACAACCGTAGGTAGTATTGGTACAGTATCAGGCGACATA